GTCTTCTGACGGCCCAGCAGCATGTCGATCACAGCGTTGCGGCGCTGCTCGGGGGTCAGCGAGCCGGTGATGTAAGTCTCACCAGCCATGCGGGCCATGTGCATGTTCGCGTCAACCACGTCCTTGATCTTGATGTACGCAGGGCTGAACGCCACGGTGTCGTAGCCGCCGAGCTTCTGCGGACGGCCTTGGGCGGCGGGGATCACGAAGGGCGCGAGTTCGCGGTCGTCTTCAAACACCTGATCCCACATGATCTGCGGGGTGGTGAAATTGATTTGACGGCCGAAGAGCGGCAACCAGGTTTTCGGCTGCGAAGTCTTCTTCGTGCGCATCACTGCCTGCAGTGTTGCCAGGTCGTAGAGTTCCATTTTTTGATCCTATTGGGTTGATTGATCAGCTGCTCAGCGAACTGGGCGACTTAGACGGTGCCGCCGTTGCCCGGGCGCTGCAGCGGCAGGCCGGTCAGGTGGGCGAAGTGCAGCATGCTGCCGTGCATCGCAGCCTTGATCGCCGGGAGCTTGGTCAGGCGATCTGCGGGAGCGCTGAGCGCAGCGGGGAAGGTGACCACCTCGACGTTGAACTTGCCGGCGTCGTAGTAGGGAACCTGCTTGCCGACAGTAACGTCGATCGGAGCGGCTGCGATGACAGCTGTGCGGGGATCGTCATTGCCGGCATCACCAGCTGCGATCCACACGAAGGGGCGCACGCCGGTGGGCGTCAAGCACAGCAGCTCCCACTTCTTGCATGTGGCCAGGGCTGGGGCCGAGTCCGTGATGATCGGGGCTTCACCAGCAAAGAGCTGGGGCGATGCGGCCATGGTGTCGACCAGGGTGCTGCCGGCGAGGGTGTTCAGAGGCATGTTGGCTCCTTGAAGTTGATCAGATTACAGGCTGTCGTCACCGTTGCCGGCGGCCTTGGCGTCAGCCATGATGCGCTGGGCCGCGGTCATCTCTTCGCGGCCGCCACCGCCGCCTTGCGATGCGTCGTGACCAACGTTGGGGTTGCCGGTCTTGTCCATCGCTTCAGCGAAGGCACCACCCTTTGCGGCAGGCGCTGCAGGTGCTGCGGCGGTCACAGGCGCAACCTTCAGCGCGGCCTGGGCCTGCTCAAGCGTCATGTCCGTGTTCATCGCAAAGTGGTTGGCCAGGGCTTCGCGGCCCTTGGCTTCTTCGCAGCCCATGATGCCGCCGACGCGGGCACGCTCTTGGACGCGCGCATCTTGTGCGGCTTGTTGGTTGGCTTGGGCCTGGGCTGCTGCGGCTTGTGCTGCGGCATCCGGCGTCGGGGTTGCGTTGCTTGCGGACATGTTTTCGTCCTCCTGTTCAGGTTGAGAATTCGAGCCGGACGACTCGTCGAGAAACGCGGACACTGCGTCTTGCGCAGTAGCCACAGCGTCGATAAAACCGATGGCGAGAGCGTCATCGGCACGGTAGGTGCGCGCCTCAGTATCGCGCACTGCCTTTTCTTCCATTTTGCGTCCTTTTGCGACGTGCTGAGCGAACGCCGTCATGGACTTTTCCAGGCTCTTCTGCAGGCTGGCTTTCACCGATGCAGGCAGGGCCTCGAATTGATTGCCGTCGATCTTGTGCGCGCCGGCGTGCATGAGTGTGACATCGAAGCCCCACTTCTCCAGGGCCTTCGACATGTCGACGTGCATGGCCACGACGCCGACCGAGCCCACACCGCCGCTGGGCGTGACCACGATCTTGTCGCAGGCGCAGGCCAGGGCGAAGCTCGCGCTGTAGCAGTTCGAGTCGACCACGGCCAGGGTTGGCTTGCCGTTGGCCAGCTTGGGGATCTGCGCTGCAGTCTCGAAGCAACCCGCGGCCTCGCCGCCATAGCTGTTGTGGTCGTAGACGATGCGCGTCACGTCAGGGTCAAGGCCTGCCGCGGCCGTCTGCGCCGTGATGAAGTTGTAGCCGGTGATGAACCCCCACGACCCACCAAAGCGGTTGATCAGCGAGCCGTGGACCGGGATGATCGCAATGCCTTGGCTGAACGCGAAGGGCTTATCTTGCGCGCGCGGCGCCAGGCCGTAGGCCGCGCACAGTTCACTGCGAAAGGCCAGCATGCGCGCCTGCTGCTGCTCGCGGTCGGCCATTGCGAACATCTGCATATCTGCGCTGAACATCGCATGCGATTCGACGGCCACCTCGCGCAGATGCAGGCGCTGCATGACCTGGCGTGCGGCGGTTTCGTTATTCATCATCGGCATTGTCGGTTTCCTTTTTGTCGGCGTCCTTGCCAGAAGTCATTGCGTTCTTGGCTTCGTTCATTCCAGGCTTGGTCGCGCCCAGGTCGAACGACAGGCCCAGCTTGGTCATCAGCTTCTCTTCGCGCGAGCGCTGGCTGAACAGGCGTCGGAAATCTTCACCCAGGCGCGCAGCCTCGATCTCGTAGGTGGACAGGCCGGTCTTGATGCGCAAGATCGCAGCCTGGGTTTCCTTCATCTCATCGATCTGGCCACGGGATGCCCCGATCCATGTGCAACGCAGCAACGCTTCCTTGAACACCGGGTCGGTGTAGAACTCGCTGGCCTTGCGGCCCTTGGGCATGGGCACGTCGCCGGTGTTCAGCTCTTCTTCAAACCAAAGCTCGAAGATCATGGACGCGGCGCGGTCGGCAACGTTCTTTTTCTTCGACTGCATGCCCTTCCACGTTTCGGTCATCGAAGCGCGGGCTGAGCTGTAGTTTGTCTTGCTGTAGTCGCGCGAAAACTGCTCGTAGCTCAGGCCAAGGGCTGCGGCCGAGTGGCGCAGCAGGCTCTCTTCAAAGTCGGTCCCAACGCCGCCTGGCGTGCCCATGGGCTTCAGCGAGAGCTTGGTGCCCGGGAACAGGTGGGGCATCTTCACGCCGTCCACGGCAATGCCGTTGGCGTCACCGGCGTAGCTCATCAGTGCCCGCATGTACTCCTGCAGCATCGGGGCCATGCCGCTTGCGCCTGCGCCCATGGATGCGAACACCACGTCGCTCGGCAGTTCCGATTCGATGGCGGCGGCATAGCTGGCATTGACCACGGCGTTTTGCAAGGTCACGTCCTGAAAGCGCTTCGTCATGCGCATGGTCTTCAGGACGGCCACCATGTCGGCAATGCCGCGCGTCTGCGCGGGCATCAAGCGATCAACGATATGGATGACCTGGCGCCGGCCCCACGGTTTGCGCGCGGGAACATAAACCCAGCGCCACGAGTCGTCGAAACTGTAGAAGTCGCCGGGGAAAGCCTTGCGGAACCAGTAGCCCTGCGGGGCTCCATATTGGTTGATCGAGACGCCGCGGCGCAGAAACTTGTCGTCCATGCCGCCATCGGGATTACTCAGGCGGGTGGGCGACACGAACTGCACGGCAGTGCCGTATGGGGAATAGCGGTCGCGCAGCCATTCGGCAGTCGCCAACACTTCGCCGGTCATCACGAAACCGCCAACGGCCAAGCGGATCATGCCTGTGAGGGTCATGGTCCGCGATGCGTCGAGGTAGCAGTTTTCGCTGTCGGCCATCAGGTTGAAACGGCCTTCGATGTAGCGCTGGAACTCGTCGGCCCAGTTCTCATCGGCACCTATGGTTTCGTAGTCCGGCTGCGAGTTGAGCCGGTACTGCGAGCCCACGATGCTGTCGCGGTGGGTATGGACCGCCCCCATTGCATAGCCGTCGTTTTGCACAACGTCACGCCCACGGGCATCAGCCATCTCCTTCGCAGAGTTGACCTGCATGTCAGGCGAGACAACGGCGGGGTTCCACGTTGCCATCTCGCGCGACAGTCGGCTTGCGCCTTCAAGACCCCCGCCCAAGGCCCGTTCTTGCACCGGAATGAGTTCGAGCTTGCGCATGGTTTAGAAGAAGAAGCCGGCAGGCGCCAGGGGGCCGACGCCGCAGCGAGGGTTGAACAGGCCCAGCTGGCTCTTGAGCTGCATGATGTAGGCATAGAGCCCCTGGCGATTTGCCGCCGAGAACTCTACGCGCTCACCGTTTTGATCCACGACCACGCGGGCCGAGCCACCGATCTGCAGCGAGTGATACGCAGCTTCAGCCTCGGCCAGTTGTGCGGTCAAAATCGCGCGTTGCTCAGGTGTCAGGTGCATGTCGGTCCCTTCTGGATCTCGCCTATCGTTTCACGGCGTGAAACATCAAGCAAGCGCTTTTGCATATTCTGAAAAATTGATGTCGGATTTTACGCCATGTATGAACGCCGACTCTTCTTCGACAGCGCGCACATGATCGTTGTCATCGATTTGAGCTGCCCATGCTGGGGGATTGCCCCAATCAATATGTTCAATGCGTATAAGCTCCGAGATGCAAACGCCGATGCAGTAATAGCTCAAATCCCAGGTTTCATTGCGCGCGCCTGTTGGATTCATCCAACCCTTCGGGGTTCGGATCTCGACGCACAGCTCGGTGTAGAAAGAGTCGGGCAACCAGTCGGGCGTCAGGTACACACCCCGGCCAGGGGCCAGGCAGTCGAGCCGCCCATCGAGCATGTCCTTGACAAGGTTCGAGTTCAGGAACAGCACCGGCACGTCGCCGCGCGCCACCGCCTTTTCACCCTTGCGACTGCTGTCCGGTGTCTTGATCATTGCGCGCGGTGCGCCTGGGACATGATCCCCCTTGATCAGAATGAAGCGGTTGTGCTTGTTCTTGGCACGCAGCGCGCGGTAGAAGTC